CTTACAGCAGCCGTGTTGTCAGTATTTGACCCTTCAGCCACTCCAGAACTTACCAAAGCATCGGTAATTATTGAACCAACAACAGCACCTGTTTCTGATTTTGCATCAGCAAGTCTAAAACCTTTACGATACGACATTAAATATCTGTCTGAATCAGTTGTTATATCTTCAGGAAAAACTCTTAAATACACTTTAGGTGCTTTAGAACCATCAGTTCCCATTGCACCAGCGTGTTCATTTGTATACACAACGGCAACATATTCAACTGCTGAATCAGTTTGACCGCTTCCAACTAAAGAAGAGATGAATTCAGGAGTAGTAAGTTGCACATTGTAAGAAGAACCATTGCCTACAATAGAAATAATTTCTGAAAAATCATCTGGCAATGCTGTCCATCCAGAGCCTGCTGGCCCTATTTGGTAGTCATGTACTTCTCTCCACTTCCAAGGCATAGAGTAAAAGTAGTTTCCAGTGTCGTTTATTATTTGAGCAATACGCTCGTTTTCCGTAGCAATGGCGGTAGACGGATTACCCCCTGTCGCTAAGAGAACATGTTCAATAGCAGTTTTGAGATTCACGATAGTCCCCTTTCAGAGAGTAAAAAATTAAAAGGTGTCTGGGGAGATTTCTCCCCCCAGAACCGTATACATAAAAACAGAACTATGCGTCTGCCGTTGCAAAACCATTAATGCCGTCAAACAAGCATGAAGTTAAATCTCCATCACTTGCTGTGGCTTCGAGTCCAATTGCAATAACCTTATGTATTGTAAGACTGTCGTCAGCAGGGTTAGTGCTTGAAGCAGCCAACCTTCCTGCTGCTGAGTCACTGCAATTAGCAGCAACGCCAGCATCAACATGCTGAGAACAATTACAATCGAAAATACCTCTTAAACCAATTTTGCCCATTGCTCCAGCAGCGACAGCCTCTGTTGCAACTCCTGCCATTGTTCCGATTCCAGAGGAAGCGGTTGCAGCAGCAGCCTTTGTACAAGCAGCGTATGCACCACTTGCTAAAGTCAGAAGAACGATGTCACCCTTAGATAAAGCGTCAGTGCAAGTTATAGTTACTTCTTCTTTTCTAAAAGAAATACCTTGATCAGAGGGGCCTTGAGATGGTGCTATATTAACCATTTTTTAAACTCCCTTCGGATTAACCAGTACAAACAGGCTTAATAACGCCTAGTCGTGAACGAGAACGACAGAACAAGTTCATCCAGCAGTCAACTGGTTGTACATAAGTAAACGGCTGATTTGGATGCCGTAGAACTTCATGCTTAACCATGTATCGGCGAGCGTGGAAGAACATGTTTAGATAGTCGCCATGAATAAAATAATAACGAGGGCCAGAGTCAATAATGTTAGTAGCAGTTTCTGTGCCACCAGCAGTTGTCTGTAAAACCCCATTAGATCCACTTGCTCTATTTCTGATGTCTGCTGAGTTAACTACGCCAGCACCTAAAGGATAAGCAGCAGTTGAATCTAGTTGAGAAACATAATTTAGTGGAACACCAGCATAAGTTGGTGCTAAGTAACCAGCGTCTTCTTGACCTACACCGAGTAGACGATCATTGCTTGACCGCAAAGCGGATTTGTAAGCATTGATACCTGCTCGTGAGCAAAGAATAAGTTGGCTTTGAAAAGAAGTGTCTTCAAAGAAATCAGCGTACTTGTTTGGAGCACGATACTGAACTTTGTAAAACATTTCATCAAATGCAGGGAAAAGACCGCCAGCCTTAACTGTAACGCCGTCTGTTCCTTCAATGTCATTGTTAGAAATTGTTACATTTGTAGCAGCAGCGTTTGCATCAGCAGCCGTAGAAACAGCAGGCCCAGCATTAGTAGCACTCTTATAACAAGAAATTTGGTTTGTCCACTTCGTTGAAGCGTCTGAACCAACACTGTCTGATCGAGGATCAAGACCTTGAACTGTTGTTGTTGAAGACCAACCTAGAGGCAAAGTACCTCGAATGTCGTCATCTACAGTAATAGCAGCAGTGCTTGAGCCTTTGCAGATTTCAGTGATGTAAGTAAATATGGATGCAGGAAGACTTCCAGAAGCACCTTCCATGTCTGAATCGTTTCCGATTGCAGGCTTGAATAGGTCTTCTTCCATACCGTTAAGCATAGAAGTCCAGAGACGTTGCTCTTTAACGTGCTTCAGTTTTTTATACTGAGCCTTAGCGGTGTCCCTTGTTGCACCTTCAGTCATATTAAGTTCGATTTCAGCATCAGTCCAAGCCATGTGGTCAACAATGAATCGCCAATGTTGATTGACGGTATCAGTGACTTGTGGCATAGACCATGAGAAAGTTTCATTTGGCTTGTAGTGTGAATATGTTGATCCAGTATCAAACATGATGACATCATTAATTTGATTGCCACCTTGAATGGATCTCTCAGCACCCTTGCCAGCGAAGATACCATTAAACACATAGTTGTGCTTGGCTGCTTCGTTAATTACTTCATTTGCAGATGTCAGGTACGAAGGCCCTGTGGACTGCATGAAGTCGTTAAAATTCTGGATTGAAGTACCAGTAGCCATTTAACAGCCCCTTTCAGGATTGCGAAAAGGCACGTTTGGCTTCTTCCCTAGTTCCTCCATTTAATAGTACCTCTAACGCTGCATCTTCACGCTCTGCGGAAGACATCATTGCTTGTGGCATACTGCCACCAGATTGATTTGCAGGCTGTCCTAAATCACGAGGATCGGGTTCAGCAGCACTCTGGTTAGGCTGTTTTGTTTCTTTCTCTTGACTCTTAGGTTTTCCTAAGACATCGACAGCAGCAGCAAACATCATCTGTTCAACACTACTAAATTCGTTGGGATGTTCTTTGCCAATTTGTGCCATTCGTTGGTGAATAGATTCCCGATTCGTACTTAAATCGGGCCAAAGATTTGACAACACTCGTTCAGAAAGAGCGAGAGCGTCATTGAGTTGAGCCTCTTGCATGGCTTGCATTTGAGCCTGCAAGTTCTCATTTTGGCGTTGCAACTGCGAGTTCAGTTTTAACAACGGTTCAGATGCTTCGTCACCAAACTGTTCTTTGATTTTGCTGATCGTGTCTTCAGCATCTTCTTCAGAACTGTCTTCAGAAACACCCTCTTCTTTAGATTCGCCTTCATCTTTGACCTCGTTGTCCTTAGATGATTTGCCATCTTTTTTGCCAATTTTTGTGTCCACATCCTCTTGTCGCTTCCGTGCTTTTTCGGCCCATTCGAGTAACTCTTCTGGGCTTTCCGAAGACATCTTGTCTAAAAGGTGGTATGGAACACCGTCTCGGCGTAACGCTTTGTAAGCAGCCTTGAGTTCTGGCGAAGTGTCCTGTGGACGAGAATCTTCTTTTTTAGAGGCAGGTTCCTCTTTTTTAGAAGATTTTTTCGTCTCCGATTTCTTGCCAGCAGGTTCCTCTTTTGGTTCTTCTTCAAGAACCATCTGCTTTACTTCAGGGTTCATTTTAGTTTCAAATGCACTAGGCTCGTCTGGTAAACCAGCCTTATCAAATATTTGATCAAGGATTTCATCCTCTGATGCACTTACATTTTTAGTTTCGGTTTCAGCCATTGTCTCTCCTATACATGTATAGACACCGTTATAGACATACTTCCTGAAGTCTCCGCAGTAGTGACTTGCATCTCAGGAAATAAAGTAACTAGGGCAGCGTCTGTAGAATTTGCCCCAGCACAGGTTAAAGTTTTAACTGTGTGGTATTGATGATTTGAATCAATTCTTCCTTTTAAAGTTGCTGTCCCAGTACCAGATAAAGTATTTGTTGCTTGAAACAAACCAGATTTTGACAAATTCAAATTAGGGGAAATCGTAACGCCAGATGAATCTGCGTCTGTTCCCGCTTGATGTGTCATAAAAATTTCAGCCATTTTTTAACTCCTGAGTTTGTTTACCATATTCGGACAATCTTGTCCATACTTGTTCAGAAAAAAACGCTTGATGACCCAGTGGGCCACCAAACGCCAGAGAGGAGGGGACTAATCACGAACTAAATTGTGGCGAGCAGAATACTCCCTTTCATGCCTTCTGGAAGTAATAATAGGCATTCCCATTTTATTACATTTTGCTCCTTCAACATTTCTTGGTGCTGACCTAGATACATACGGGTATTCATGTACAACTGTATTAATTCCAGCATCCAATATAAAAGAGGAAACTCGCCTCCATTCAGTGCCATCTTCATCTTCTACGGTTGCCCCTATCTCTGGGGCTTCTGCCATAGAAAAATAAAACTCTTTCTCTTCATCTCTATTGTTTACAAACGGATACATTGGCATTATCGGTTTCTCCTTGCCTCTCTTCTTGCTTCAGCCACTGGGCCAGAAGGCGACATTGACCCAGAAACATTGCCTGCGGTTGGATTTGGTATTCCATTCATGTTAATTCCACCAAAACTTTGACCGCCTCCCATCATCATTTGCTCTTGACCCGCCTGTGCAGCCCCCTGCATGTCAATAATGTTGCCAAGTTCTGGCATATTTAGGCTTTGTCCGAGATAATCAATTAACTTTGGCCAATCTACATACGGAGCCTGCGGAATAAGTGGAGACAAATTGCCAATTAAACCAATCACTTCAGTTGCTCTACGCTGTTGAGACGCTTGGTTCGTCTTTTCTACAGAATATGGATCAATTTCTAAATCAAGATCCTCATAATTGCCTGCTCCAGACCCACCTTTAAACACTGGATCTACCTCTGCAAGCAAATCAATTCCTTCTTGACCCAAAGGCAACTGCACTCGGTCGTCATGGAACAAATACCACGCTACGCTTTTCATTATTCTTTCTAACGCTGATCGGAATTGCCGTTGCATGTGCGCCATACGCATTCCTGAAGCACTTTCAGCCACAGAAACTTCTGTTGCCGTAGCGTCTCCGCTAATATTTCCTCTATGTACTTCGCTCATGCCAGACAATTTGTCTATTCTTTGTTGCAAATCGTTTACATAAGCCAATTGCTGTTGAGTAATTCCACCTATTTCTAGCGGAACCACCCTATCGCCGTCCAATGAATCCACAGGAACGACAAACAAGTCAGGAGAATCTTTAATTTGCTGTGGCAACTGCCTGTTTTTACTGTCAACTAGCACCAATCGCTTATACGCCCCCGCCCCATAAGTAATTGCTCGGTAATGATTGTTTAAATCACGAATAATTGGGTTACTTGCTACCAATGGAGACAATGGATACGGGTTATTAGGAACTGTATAAAAACCAAACACGCTATAAGGCCCTGTTCGTGGCCCATAATAATCAACTGGTTCTCGTATTTGCCCATAATCTTTGTCGGTTGCTTCACTTCCATACGCTTCGCTATTCATGGCAAAGGTATAAATCTTTCCGTGAAACTTTCCGTTCTTGCTAGGCTTAGAACTAGGTATCCAAACTTCATATACCGCAATTTCATCTCTGTATCCTGCGTATGAAGACTGATATCCTTGTCTTGCGTCCGAAACTCCTGACCCTTCTGCAATTTTTTCTATAGTTTCTTTGTTATAAGTCTTATCTTTTTCTGCTATTGCTAATAAATCAGCCTTGCTTGACACATACTTGTGCCCCATGTACTTGCAATTCATTAAATCCATTGATGCAGGATCTACAAAAAAGTGTTCTGGGTTAATTCTGTACACCTTTGGAAGGTATTGAGGGTCATCAGAAGACATACTTTGACCCATCATTGGCTCATTGCGAGTTAATGCTATGCCCCAAGCAAAGAAAGAATCCACTGCTATTTGCTGCATAGTGTCTCTAAAACCTGTTGATTTGCACCAAAGATTTAAAGCCAATTGCATTTTTTCTGCCGTCATTCGCTGCTGTATAGGTCGCCTAGAAGTCACACGACAAGTCGGATTGTCGTAAATTAATCTTGGCAAAACTAGACTTACATACTCAAACATAGAGTTTGCAGGGTCATAATCGTTAATATCGCCAGTAGAACCAGTAAAATCTGGGCCTGTGTAACGATCAACCATTGTCCTGTACTCTCCTAAGTGAGTATCACGGAATGTCTCAGCGTCATGAACTTCTTGTAATAAGCGACTATCTTCCACGATATCACTTATTCCACGGCATCATTTTGGATACCCATGCAAACAATGGTTTTCCAATCAGTGCGCCTGCTGCAAAAACAACAATTGTAAAAAAAACAGTACCCAATGTGCTAGAAATAAACTCGCCCATCTAAATATCCTCCCTTACGGTTTTTAATAATTCTAAAATTTCAACAGAACTTTCTGCTGCCAACTTGGTGTTATGCGCTATTTCCTTTAATAAGTCAAGGTTTAGGTCAGAATTCGCACGAATATCTGACAAATATGCTTCTTCGTATTCTGGATGTATATTCAATCTTGCCTCGCATCCTCTGGATTTCTTTTGCCCAGTCTTTCCCAATCGGGTGGCATGTCTCGAATAAGTCTTATCATTACATCTAGTCTGATCAAGTCGTTGTCCATTGCTCTTACTCGATCTATTAATTTGATAATCATCTTGTTCTGTGCTTCTGATTTTGCCATTAATTGGGCATGCTGAGTGTCCAACTTGCTTAGTAAAATATTCATCATCCAGCGAGCCATAAAATAAATTCCACCGATTAGTACGATGGTAAGGAACGCTGGAAATCCCAATGTCTCGACAAGAGTTACTATGTCTGTTGCTTCTGGCATGCCATCTTCCGATCACAATTAATCTCCATCTAGCATTTCTCGTATGGTCTTGTAACCAAACGCAAGACTGATTATTCCTGTCGCAATGATTGCTGGGATAAATATCCAATCAGCGTACATTGAAACTGCATAATTAATTAAACAAAGTCCAATACCACCGAGTATTGCACGAAAACCCATAGCCCCTTTAGTAATAACAAGCGCAGCAATGCCAGCAAAGGTAGATAACCCACCCACTACAGACAGGATCGACAACGCTCCTGCTGGGTTAACTACTGTATTAACAGCACCCTTTGTGGCACCGCTAACGCCTGAAACCGTAGACGAACCAAAAATACTACCAGAGGATGGAAGAGACGAGCATCCTATAGCAGCAAAGCAGCAAAGAAAAAGGAAGAGATAAAGAAGTGTGGTTCGCCTCATTAGGTATTCCTTAAAAACTTGTTCTTTTATTTGTTTCCATTGCTTCATTAATTACATAATCCTGTCCATGATCACAATCGTACAGGTTTAGTTTTTGAGTCATGTCCCCAATAAATCCCCTGCTTAAAACACCATTAGCAAGACTTCCGTCCATAAGCGTGTGCCCATCTAATGGTGGTACATTTTTATATGTATGCCCCGAAGACAAACTTGTTAATGCAAATTTATGTTGTAAATATCCTTCTATTTTTTCTTTTAAATCTGTTGAATCGCTCCAAAAAATTATTACTTCATACAACAAACCATCAAATTCATTTCCACTAGTTCCACTACGGCTTCCTACATACATGTCAGCATTGTTTAATCTTTGCCTGTTTCCATTTCCTGATAAAGTAAGAGTAGAACCTCGAACACCATTTATTCTTTGACCAAACACTACCGTGGCATCTTCGTCAGCCCCTGTGTCTCTATTTACAATAAGAACATTGGGCACATCGTAACTAACTGTTGCTCCACCAGTAGTGCTTGCATCTATGTCTGAAGCACTAGAACTTCCACCTACTGTGGGAGCAGCGTTAGAACTTACTATAATTGCTCCCGCTCCACTGGTTGATCGCAAACTTAATTGCGCTGGATCTCCAGAAGTAGCCAATGAAAAGTCAGCGTAATAGGCTGTGTTTGCTACAATGTACTGATGACCACCGCTTATGTCATGATTTGTTGCCAACACGGCTATTGATATAGCATCAAACACACTATCGGCAGGCCCAGTTTCAGCATCGTGAGTTTCTTTTAAACGATGGTGACTTGCCTTTACAAAATCTAAAGCAGGCAATCCATTTTGCGAATTTTCTGTACGGGCAGGCGCACTAGACCCCGTATCTGGGTCATTATCCAGTACCCAGCCACGATCATCATCACGCCATGATCCAGATGCCATGCCTTCAGCATTTAACCACATTTTACAGGTGGCAATACCTTCGCCATAGGCTTCGCTATGTGGAGTCCAACAAGGCATTAATATCCTCTACTTTTTAGGTCTTGATGACATTGTTGATTTTTTTCCTGCTTTATTTTTTGGTGGTCTTCCTCGTTTGGAACCGTATGTATTTTTTCCCCTTGGCATTTTTATTCTCCTTATACCAAACAAATACCTAACGACTAAAGGGAGTCTTGCCTCTCGTATTGCTAATATTAGGCGTATAAAACGGCTACAGAGAGAGGCTTTTGGAGGCAACACGCCCCTGAGTTTTTAGGCATTTGTTTCTTACCACGGAAGTAAATCTTTGTCTACCTTTAAAATTGCACCAATTGAATCTGGTGCCCAATCTGTATTTCTTTCTTCGTAATAACTAGGCCATTCTTTTCTTAATAATACGCATCCAGCAATAGCGATAATCCTATCACCGTGTGCTTCTTTCGCACCAGAGTTCTCATCCCTAACAGAAGCCGACTCTATACCCCCGTTTTCTGTAATTATGTAGTTCAAAGCCTCTTCTAAAGCATTCTTGCAATGGACAATAATGTCTTCTGTAACAAATGATCTAGTAAGACCACCTAACAAAACCCTTTTATTGGATCGAGTAGAAGTCCAACCGTATTTTTTACCTCGTTTTTCGACCGATGTACCAACGGAACGCTGACGGTACAAGGTTGAATACCCCAGCCTCTCAAAGTCAAGGTGCATTGCACCGCCAGCCCCGTTGGTCTCCCACCCCACGAGAGCCTCGGTCATGGCTCCATTGTAGATTCGAGAGCCAGCCAAAGACATTTGCTCTGCTAAATCTTGTGGTGCGGTTCTTGGGTCTGCAAATATAGCCATTATTCGCCCATCGTCAACATCCATAACGGCACAAGTTGCATTTGCTTTGCCAGTTCCGTAACTTGGGTCAGCAAATAGCACATAATTTGACATTTTAATGCCATCTGGTTGATCCCAAACATACCACCTGCCAGTCGGATCGGACACAAATCGACCTTTGTCTATTTCACAACGCCTTGGTTCTTTGCCATGTCGGCGTATATGGTCAGAAACTATAGCACTTGGGAAGAATTGGTCGCCTGATTGCTGATCATCGGCAAAAATATTCTGTGCCACATCAGTAGGATCGGCTCGTCTTTCGATTTGCTTCTGCAACCACGGTGTCCAGTAGTAATTTCTACCTACCAACCCCGTAATGGAACCATCGTTGTCTACTCTTAATTCTCGGTTTTCCCCTTTTTTAGGGACATTGTAATAAAGCACATCAACAATTCGTGGAGTGCCAGAAGTAAGCCCTTGTTTTCTTAATCTTGAATAAGTAGTACCCGCCCCTAATGGAGTAGAAACCACGATTCGACATCCAGATGTGTCGGCAGCAGATCGCCACGCATCTTCCGCAGGCCCCATTGCTGCAAACTCGTCAAATACGACCGCTTGCGCTCTACCTCCTCTACCAACATGGCCCGTTGATGCCTGCCCAAGTATCGTAGATCCTGACTGGGGGTTTCGGAATTGCAAATGTGCACGATTTCTACCTCCGAACTCAAGTTCCGATAAGTCGCAAGGGAGAAGCCATGGCGGTTGCTTTTTAAGTAAATATTCAATCTTCCAAAATAAAGATGAAGGATCGCCTCGGCGGTCTAAGGACTCTTCGACTCTGGAGACGTAGATCCATTGGCTTTCTGGCACGAACAAGAAATGCCACGCACCCAACAATGCCACCAACCACGACATCCCGCAGTCTCTTGATTTGGACAAGACCACATCATTGCCTTCTTGCACAGCCCTACACATTTCTTCAAGCGCATTAACTTGCACAGGCCACAACGAAAATGGGACATGAGGGAATTCCGCAGGCACTTCTCGTCCCTGTTCATCGATGTCTCGCACTCGGTATGTCCAGCAGCAGTAGGCTGACCACCATTCGACTGATTGGCTGCACAGTGTCCACATTTGGTTTTGAAGATTTTCATCACGACTCGCTTTCTCAAGAATATCCATCCTTGATATTCGGACTTCTTCAGGACTAGTGGGTATCCACAAATCAGTCTTAGGACATTTTCTTCCCTTGGGAAACTCTAATGGAAATAACTGCATCTACTTCCATGTGCCTCCCTGTGCTTTGTATTCCTTTTCAGCCCATTTTATTGATTTTTTATCAGGATACGATGGGTGTATTTCCTTGGCTATATGAGTAATTTTTGCCCACAATCTTATATTAGCAGGCATAGACATATCACTCGGTCTCTCGTAATTATTAAATCTTTTTTTAGTGGGGGTGTATACCTCTACACCTTGTACTTGTGCCATAATTGCCTCTTTCAAAATTTTTTATTTCTCAGTGTCTCCTAGATAGCCCTCAATAGCGTCTAGCCTCTCGTACATCCGTTCTAAGTGTTCTCTTGCCTCTTCAGCCATTCTGCGCTGCCTTGCGTCATATCGAGCCACCGTCCATGTAAAAGCAACCGATGCTAAAAGCGATGTCACAAATATTGGCAAACTTATGTACACATCACTCTCAGTAGTTAAATCAGCAACAGCCTCGACCTTGTCTACTGAAGTTCCAAACGATGTTCCTGATATCCACATAATCGTGTTACTTATTACCGCACCTAATTTACAGTCCATTTTCGGAATCTAGTATATTTCTCAATTTTAGGGAACCTTTAAATTTCTGTTTTTAAAAATACAGGAGTACCCTCCCCTACATAGGCTCCCGTTACATTAAATTCAAAATACTCAACCGCTTCTTCGTAACTCATGTCCTTAGCCAATATCTCTATACACTTGTCGTAATCATACACCGCCAATTCTTTATTGAACTGCTGACCTGTTCCTATAAACGCTTTTTCGAATCCGTCTGCCAATAACATTCCTTTTCCTTCCTTTCTCCATCACAACATGGCCCAATATTACCGCCACACTTGCTGCATTGTACATGACCATGAACAAATACAGGCTCGTACCTTTTACCGCAAAGGGGACATATTTCACTCAGGTTCATTTTTGTCATGTCTCTCAGCAGATTTGGGTGGTACCTCGGGGGGCCCCACAGGCGGAGGCGAGGCGGTCACGCCACCCCCCACCCCTTCCTTCGCTGTCCCTTCGATGAACTGCTTCTCCTGCTGACCGAGCAGTCGGCGAAGATCGTCAACCTGTTCTTGCTTTCTCTCCACGCTCAACTCCACACGCAAAGATTGTTGCTCGCTGTTCTTCTTGTACTGTTCGCTGCAATGCGACAAGACAAAGCGCAACATGTTCTCCGATGGTGGGGTATTGGCATCACCATGTGCAAGGCGCATGGCTACCTCATGCAATCTCTCCATCGAGGTATGTATGCATTCCTGTATTCGCTCCTCAAAGGCAGGTTGCTCTTTGCGCCATCGGGTCAGGGTTCGCCATACTGGTGCGCCATCCTCCCGCATAGCCTGAGCGATAACACCATTACATTGTGCCAATAGGGTAATAAAGGAGTCCTGACGCTCCTCCATTCTCTTCTTCCTTGTTTCTGCGCTCTTCTCTCTCATTGCCTGCATGACGCTGTCAGGCTGTCCAGAGCGTACAAGGGGTATGTTGTCCCCTTCGCTACTTGTACTATGTTGATCAGTCATAACCAATAAAAATAATAGAGAAGTGTATTCCTGTATAGGGATATTTTAATACATCCGCTCAAATAGCCATTTGACCGCCAGAAATGGGGTACTCAAATAAATTTGATAAAATTGGAAGAAAATGTGAATAATTGCCTGTACTGGGTTGTTGTTTGTGGTAGACTTCTATCAATGATCAATGGTGATCACTAACACAGAAAGGAATACAATCATGGAAATGGGAATAATAATGTTACTGTTTTTATTAGCCCTTGAACTAACGGTTGGAGTAATGCACGGAGGGCAGGAGTAATGAACAAGACAAGTCTATTTTTTAAAGAATATTCTGCATGAACACTAGCTTCTAACATTGGTAGGTTTTCAATAGCCTCACCATAAAAAGCTGAACCACTCGGGTGGTCTGGATTCCAAAGTGTATAATCTACACCAGTATCAGTGCAACAAAAAGATGTTATATCTAATTGTTGTCCCCTTGATAAAATTTCTCGACCTTTTTTTGTTAGAA